GGGCTAGTGTTGACTATGCTTTTATTTGTGTTCCAACTAACCTAAAGGATGGAAAACTAGATACATCTATTATAGATAATATACTAGAAACTTTAACAGTTCCTCAGGCTATTATTAGAAGTACTATTGGTCCAGATCAATGTATAAAGTATGCGAACAAAGGCCATGTTATAATGCCAGAGTTTTTAAGAGAACGACATTGGAAAGAAGATGTCGACGACTCAGATATACCAATGGTTATAGGATGTAATCATTGTGATAACATCTTAGATTGGCTTACTAAAACTAAACATGCTTGGTATGGTAATAAAAAGAAAGTTGTCGTATGTTCTCCCCTAGAGGCATCGATGATTAAAATGGCTAGGAACGCAGCGTTGGCTGTAAAGGTTGGGTTAGCAAATGACTTCAGTGGTATTTGCGATTCCCTAGATATGGATTATAGTGTAATTAAAAAGTTTATGCAGGAAGATAAGAATTTAGGAGGAACACATTGGGACGTTCCAGGCCCAGATAATATCATCGGTTTTGGTGGTACATGTCTCCCTAAGGACTTGACTCATGCTTCTACACTATGCTATAATACACATAATATAATGAAAGTAGCAGTTGATGCTAACAAGAACAGGAGAACAAATGACTAACCTCATAGACAGAATTCAAAGTAATTCGACAATAAAACAGACTGACATCCTTACAGGATCTAAGTTCTTTAACGACCAAGACTTAATACAAACATCCGTCCCGGCGGTTAATGTTGCATTAAGTGGAAAATTAGATGGCGGGTTGACTCCTGGCTTGACAGTATTCGCAGGTCCTAGTAAACATTTTAAAACAGCATTTGGTATGTTGTTGGCTAAGAGTTTTTTAAACAAATATGAGGACGGAGTAATCTTATTCTACGATTCAGAATTTGGTGCACCTAAGTCTTATTTTGAGACGTTTGAGATTGATACGGATAGAGTAGTACATACACCTATCGCAGATATCGAACAACTAAAGCATGACATTATGCAACAGTTGGCAGGCATTGAACGTGAAGATCACGTTATGATTATCGTAGACTCTATTGGTAACTTGGCAAGTAAGAAAGAAGTAGAAGATGCTTTAGAAGGTAAGAGTGTAGCAGACATGACAAGGGCTAAACAAATGAAGTCCTTATTCAGAATGGTTACTCCTCACTTGACTATTAAAGACATCCCAGCTATTGTAATTAATCATACATACAAAGAGATTGGTTTGTTTCCTAAAGATGTTGTTAGTGGTGGCACAGGTGTTTACTACTCAGCAGACAACATTTTTATTATCGGTAGACGACAAGAAAAAACAGGCACAGAAATTACAGGGTATTCCTTTGTAATTAATGTTGAGAAGTCTAGGTTTGTTAGAGAGAAATCTAAAATCCCTGTAGAAGTATCCTGGGAGAAAGGCATTAGCAAATGGTCTGGGCTATTGGATATGGGAATAGAATCTGGACATGTAATTAAACCTAGCAATGGTTGGTATCAGAGAGTTAATATGGATACAGGCGAAGTTGTAGAACCTAAAGTAAGAGCTAAAGATTTGCAGAAAGAGTTTTGGCTACCTATATTACAAGACCCTACGTTTTCAGAATGGGTTAAAGCTAGGTACACTATTGGTTCCGTTGATATGATTGCTAAAGAAATAAATGAGGAAGACATTGACAAAGCATATTCCGAAGTGTGATCGTTGCGAGACAAAAATAGATCTGAAGGCAGACAAAGCATATTGCTTTCATACTCCTGAAGGAGAGATGTATATTTGTGGACCGTGTGTAGCTATAGTGTATAACCAGCATATTAAGGATTTACCAAAGTATGAAGAATAGAATAGAACAAGTTATATTAGAAAATCTGGTTAAGGATGACACCTATATCAGAAAGGTAATCCCTTTCCTTAAGGAAGAGTATTTTTCAGCCCATGAGGATAGAAAAGTATTTAATATAATCTCGGATTTTGTTACAAAATATAACAACCCACCTAGCAAGCAGGCTATTATACTTGCCCTAGGTGAGGATAAATCTCTTAACGATGAAAGCTACAAACATTGTATGGATGTGGTTAATGATTTGAATGGTACTGTGGTTAACTTGGAATGGCTTATTGATGAGACTGAGAAGTTTTGTAAGGATAAGGCATTGTACAATAGTATTATGGAAAGCATACAGATCATAGACGGTAAGAGTACTACTCACACAGCAGATGCTTTACCTCAGATTTTATCAGAGGCATTGTCTGTAGGATTTGATACTAATATTGGACATGACTTTATTGAAGATGCAGAAAACAGATACGAGTATTATCATAGGCTAGAAGAGAAGGTAGAGTTTGACTTAGATATGTTTAATAGGATAACAGATGGTGGGTTATCGAATAAAACTTTAAACATAGCACTAGCAGGCACGGGCGTAGGAAAGTCCCTGTTTATGTGTCATATGGCGTCGGCAGCAATCTCAAAGGGCAAGAATGTACTCTATATTACACTAGAGATGTCAGAGGAAAGGATCGCAGAACGTATAGACGCGAACATGATGAATATACCTATTGGTGATTTGAAGGATTTATCTAAGAAGATGTTTGAGGATAGGATTAAAAAGATTAATGATAAGATACAAGGTAGACTTATTGTTAAGGAATATCCTACAGCATCAGCACATAGTGGACACTTTAAAGCATTGATAAATGAATTAAAACTAAAGAGGAATTTCTCGGCAGATATTATATTTATTGACTACTTGAATATTTGTTCTAGTAGCCGATTTAAACCTGGCAGTAGCGCGAACTCTTATACAATTATTAAGAGCATCGCGGAAGAACTTAGAGGATTGGCAGTAGAGCAGGATGTTCCTATTGTAAGTGCTACCCAGACAACAAGGGGTGGTTATGATAATAGTGATGTCTCTCTAACAGATACTTCTGAGAGTTTTGGACTCCCGGCTACAGCAGACTTAATGTTTGCTATTATTAGCAATGAGGAGTTAGAAAATATGGGACAGCTAATGATTAAACAGTTGAAGAACAGATATGCAGATCCTACTACAAATAAAAGATTTATGATTGGAGTAGATCGAGCAAGGATGAAATTGTTTGACTTAGACGAGTCCGCACAACAGCAGTTAACTGATGCGAATATCCAGGCAGATACTGTCCCGGTATTCGATCGTGGAAAACAGGAAGCAAAGTACCATGATTTTAAATTTTAACGACGTAGAATGGGAAGTACTTGATACTCCTATAGCATCTCGTTTCGCTAATTTTCTAATGGCTAATATCCATGAGACAAATGAGTTCTTTTTTATGGGTGAGACAACAAGAGAGATTAAAGACGAGATTGAAAAGATAGCCTATATGGCTGGTTGGCCTGCAGACTCAGACATGAACAAGTTACATGAGATGTTCGCGGACCATCCAGATCATCCTCATGCTAGTAGGTTGAACGATCTAATTCATTACTTTGAACTACAGGTATCTGGTTATCCACCAAGGTGGGGACATAGTGTGCGAGGCACGGACTGTAATGCTGAGATAGAATTATCTAAAGAAGATAAGGTATTGGCTACTATTACTCGTGTCCCTGGACAGTTGTATATTAATTACCCACATGTTGGTAAACATTTCGCAGAGATAGTATTCTCAGAAGATACGAATATTAAGCCATCTCAATATATCCCACAGGATATATGTCGTCCAAGTTTTCATTGTTGGCTAGGCCAGGCTATTGAAGCTTCCCAAGCAACAGGATTTATGGCTAGGGCAAAAGTAATGCACAACACATTACAAAAGAAATTGGACTTGCCAGAGTTTACAGATCCAGATATGATGATAGGATATATTCCTTTTGCTAAGTTAAAAGATGATATAAATATAAACGAACTTTCTAATAAGTTGTTACAACACAAAGGAAAGAATAAAGAATACACGGAGTTATTTCCTCAAGATTAGAAACAGTTTTTAAAAGGAATAAAAGAAAATGACAGAAGAAACAAAAGAAAAAATAGTTCACCCAGCAGATACTAACGGAGACGGTAAAGTATCTAAAGCTGAGGAAGCAATGTTTTTAGAATTTAAGAGAAAAGAATTAGAAGACGCAGATGCGATGCGAGATGCACAAAGGAAGATGACATGGTTTGCTTTAGGCGGACTATTACTCTATCCATTTGCTGTGGTATGCGCTTCCCTAGCTGGCTTGGATCAAGCACAGGCAACCCTCGGAGATATGGCACCAACATATTTTGTGGCAGTTGCAGGTATTGTTGCAGCCTTCTTTGGTTCTCAAGCATACGCAAAAGGAAAATAATAATAATGGAGAAATACAATGCCCGCTAAATACAGACCAAGTGAGAAACTAAAAGACAGACAAACAGGTAAGGTTAAAATTAACCATTACTATGTGAAACAAGCAACACCTGAGACTTTAATTGATGTCCTAAACAAGGGAAGACCCAAGCAAAGGACTAAGATAATCAATGAGTTTACTAGGCGTGGCATTGAAGTAAAGTACACTATAGACCTGCTAGACACTAAGAAACGTA